TTCAGAAATAATTCCTTCATTGTGTCCTTTTACGATCGTATCGATATAGCCGCTGACAGCTATGCCTTTTTGTTTGGCCAAGATGTGTTGAAGCGTGTTCGACATCGCCTCCGCCAGTTCAATGAGGATATATTTGGCGGCTTTCAACTCCATGGATTCAGGCTGCAGGGAATTCTGTTCGATGATCTTATTCAGCTCATTTACCAGGACCTGCTCCGGCGTACCCAGCAGGCTGCTGCATTCCTTGATATATACATTCCGGTAAATACCATCGGGAATAAGTGATATGGTCTCCACTATTTCTCGGATCAAGCCTGCCTTTTTAACCGGATCGCCTGCCGGGACTGCTGAGTATGCGTATGCAAGCAATTCTTCGCAATTCCCTGTTATATCTTTGCCCGAGCTTTCAGAGTTCTCGAGCTCTTCAATCTTTTGTTTCAGATCTGCAATCACTGCGTCTTTTTCTTTGTGAGTCATTCCTGCCATGGTCTTTCTTGTCCTTTTTTTTATTTTCAGGTGCAAAGATTATTTTTTTTTCGCGGTCGTCTAAAGCTTGCATTGCTTGTACTCATTGAGAATTGCTTGAGCGTGATGCGGCACTACGTTTATAACTTCTTCAGTCGCTGGCTGTCGTATCTCAAACCAATGCGTAACCATCATTTTCAGGGCGGTTTTTACGTCCTCGGGTACGTCGTTGTCGGTAGCCCCGAGCCCGGACGTATAGTTGATATTGAAAGAGCCCAATTCTTTATCTCCTGAGGGCCATTCAAGAGAGCGAATAATTCCGTTTTCGTTGTCTATAACGTAGTCAGCAGAAGCAAGCGCATCTTCTGTTGCGTCTGAATTAAGCCCCCAAATCTTTTCAACTGACGCAATAGGCGAATATCTTAGCCAACAATCCACTGGGTATCGCCATCCAGTTCCGCCTAAACAATCGCCGGGGGAATAGTCGAGTTGAGCCACAACGTCAGTATGTAAAGGAAAAACGCCTGTATAGTTGATCCAATACCTGATTGCCGACTGAATTAGCACGCCAATTAAAGAAGCGTCTGCAGCATCAATTGTAGCGTCTGCTGTTTCGTCAACGATGGTAAATTCTCGCACATCTGCAACACTGATAAGCGTTGAGTAGTCTGCTGGCGTTACGGTGTAACGGAATGTTTGATGCTCAATTCTGTACATGATTAAAAAATTGCCCCGAAGTCTCTACTATTACCCGGCGCGGCGCGCTGGCCTTCGAGACATTCAGGGCTTTAAGTGTTTACAGAGCTTCGCGGTTCTTGTATCCCTTAGTTGCCAGAAGGCAAACAGGAAGGCTCACAGTGCCAGTAACGTCAGCGCGAATCTGGGCGTAACGTTTCGGGCCCAGGTATCCGCATTTGTAACTTTGTTCGTCATCGGTTGCGCCGTCAATGGTTGCAACAATACCAGAAGCGTCAGGAGTCAGGCCAAGCACATAATCAGCGTTTGTGACTGCTGCGTAAGTGCTGTCGTCGTCGGAGTCTTCGAGGATGATGTCGAGTTTGTCGGTTGCGCCAAGCGTGGCTCCGTCTGCGCCGATAATAGCCTCAAAGTTAACGCCTTCGCAGTCGTTAAGCTCAACGCCGTTTGCAGGCGTAAGGTCAGCAGAAACAACTTGAGGTAACGCGAGAATTTCGGTTTCTAGCTTGTGATAAAGGTCTCTCATTTTTTGGTATCCTTTTTGTTTTGTTTTGAAATTCTGTTAAAACCCTGCGCCCCCATTTAATTAAGGGCGCAGGTAGAAGGGAAGAATTAGGTAGCGAGCTTCTGAATCTTGATAGCTTCAAAATTCGCAACATCACCGCCGGTGCGTTTGCCGAAGCGGAAGCGTACAACAGGGTAGGCCGTGTACGGATCACGCATCAGGCTGAGACCCTGGCGGTCAACAACCGTATAACCACGCTGGAAGTTACCGAAAGCAAGACTCAGGGAGTCAGCGGCAGCGGCGGGCATTGAAGGGGCCATGTGGATAGGATACCCCAAGAGCGTAAACTGAACGCCTTCGCGCCAATTCGGAACCAGGTAGTAACGATCTTCAGCATCTTTCAGGGTAAACAGGTTGGTAAAGATGGTCTCGCGGCGTGCGTAGAACCTGGCGTTACCGTGGTATGCTTCCTTAACAGAACCAACCAACTGCAACAGTCCATCAGTAGTAAATGCGCCAGAAGAGCCGGAATCAACCTGTTCAATCTGACCGTAGCTTGTGCCAGCCGGATAGGTCAAGATACCGCGCATTTCGTTGACGTTACGAGCAGTACCAGTTACTGTGCCATCGTCGCGACCGAGGAAAAATTCAGTGTCTTCTCGGAGGTTGAAGTCTTCAGAAGCTTCCATCTGAACCCAACTCAACAGGTTAAAACCTGCATCATCAAGTAGCTGCTGGGTGATCTCAACACTGGCACGCATGAAGTTCGCGAAAATCTTTTGCTTGTCCAGCGTCGGATTACCTGTGTCTTCGTTGGTTGCGCGTTCTGTTTCGCCGTCGCGAGTCGCACCTACCCCGCCCTTGCGGTTGACAAGACGCTCGATATGGTCGGAGTTGGTCAGGCTGATAACTTGGGCGTTTTGACGGAAGACGGAAAACTCTTCGACATACTCGTCAATCATAGCTTCGAGCTGAGGCCGCACCGTGTACCCAGCTTGAGTGTCGTCGCCGACGCTGAGGTCTTTGCTTTCCTGGATCAGGTCTGGGCCGATACATTTGGAAATGTCAACGCTTGCGCCCGGGGTCTCCAGGTGCGTCTTCATCCACTCGCGAACCTTGCTTGCTTCTTTGTGGGCGATAGCCTTTTTGGTCTCGGCCATGTTCTCAAACTTTTTACGGTTCAAAGCGGCGTTAAGCTTCTTCTGCTTTTCCTCAAGGTCAGCATATTTGGCGTTAATGTCGTCGGTTGCCTTTTTCAGCATGTCATGGACTTCGCCCTCCTTTTCGTCGACGGTCTTTTTCAACTTTTCGTCAAACTCACCGCGCCCCTGCTCAAAGGTTTTCGCGAGGGTTTCAACGCTTTTTTTGACTTCTTCCAGTACTGGATTACTCATGTTTTTTTACCTCATTTGTTAGGTTGTTGATCAACTGAGAGAGTTCTTTTAGTTCAGATTCGCTCGGGTCGTCTTTGCTTTTGTCTGACTCGTGCTTGCTGTCTTTTGTTTCGATTAAACCTTTTTCCTCCAGGACGTCGAGAACTGCCTTTTTGATTTCCTGAAGTTGGCGGCTTTTCATTGCCGTAATGGTTGCTTTATGGTTCATTGGAAAATTTGTGAAACTATATTCGTACATCTTAACGGCCTTTAATGTACGCACGCCAGTTTCCTCGTCGTAGTCGCGTTTCTTGACTGCATATCCAATGCTTAGTCCGATTGTTTTTCCAAGCTCAAGGGCTTGCTTTGAGAGGTGATAAACGATTTTTCCAGCTTCAATGTTTGTGTTAATCTGACCTTTTATTTTAAGTCCGTAATTGTCCTCTGTGGCTGATACATTATACCCTGCCGTCTCAGTCATGTAGGCCATATGGTCTAGAAGGATCGGCCAATTCACGCCGTCCTGCATTGTCTCTGCAAACGCACCTTTAACAATTACATCATTGCCTAAGTCCACGTTATCAAAGGCCGCCGCGTATCCCTCAAAGGTCACATATCCTTTATCGTCAGGCTTAGAAACAGCCTTAAAATCAAAAGGGAGAACCAACGTTTTTTTTTCTTTGTTCATAAATGTGCGCCTTTTTTGCTATTATATGTACATTTTATGCATATGTCAAGAAAATTGCATTTATTTTACTAATCATCAATAATTGGGCGACGTGCAACGCCGCAACGACAATTGATAATCTGCTCTGCGCTCCCTGATGGATCGCCTGGGTACATTAGAGACTCACCGCCGACGTTAAAAGGTTGCTCGTTAAATACCATATTTACCCGACTGTCGCGGTCAGCTTCGTCGTGATCCGGCCTTGTCCGTTCATCGTCAGCGGCTACCCAATACTTGCGAAATCTTAAACCGGTCGCCTCGCTGGCTGCTTGTTGTCCAAATTGCGCGGCGTTGTGTGTTTCTGTTCTCGCTATTGTTGCCGCCCTATTTGCAGATGCCGCTCCGCCTGCTCTAACAATAATTGTGCGAGCCATACCTTCCGGCCCCAAATTTCTGTCGACTGCATGAGCAATTGCGCCCTTAATTATTCTGCGCGTTGTCTCTGTCACTTGCTGTACTTTTTTTGCTGCATTGCTGTTAATGTAACGCACAAGCAATCCCTCAAATATTCCGGCCTGGTCTTTTGTTTGAATTATTTTATGCGACTTGTTGAGTCCGTCAAAAAAATCTTTTCCAAATGTTTCAATGGTGCGCCTGTATTGCCTTTCAAACTCTTTTAGTAGATCGCCCTGTATTCCGCTTATTGCAGTTTCAAGGCTGAAGTTCTGCCCGAAGTTTTCGGCAGCATCGGCGGCGGCCTTTGCGTATTTGTTGAGGATAGACTGGACTCGACCACGGAATTGAAATTCCAGCCTGGTTGTTAAAAAATCTTGAGTTCGCCAAACGTCCAGAAGTTCGTCAGCTGTTGGCTCTGCTTTAGCCGTCCATAGCCCTACTGGGTGTTTAAAAATCACTCGTTATTATTCCTGTGGAATTGTTATGGATGCCATGTCGATAGGGATTTTATTTGAGTCTACTAAAAGAGTCTGACCGGCGCCGCTCGGCAAAGGCGGATAACCTTTGAGTGCGCGGCGCTCGTCGATTGTTAGGTCGGTCGATTTGTCGGCACGTTCCCACATTTCCTTTCGACGTTCTTCTAGAGCCGGAATTTCTGAGTAATCCGGGGCTAAATAAAGGTTCTTGTCGCGGAAGCGGGGCACAATATTTTCGTTGAGCTCCTGGCAAAGGTCGTTTGTCAACGGCACAATTACATCATCCCACAGGGCAAGGCGCGCCTCTTTTTGGTTGCTGTAGGTGGTGTCTCCTCCGATGTTTAGAAGAATAGGCGGTATGCGAAAGGCTCTGGCAATATCCTTTTGCATTTGGTCATGAGAGTTGGAGAAATCAGCGTCTTTTGGATTCTTAGAAAGCTCCTGAGGGGTTACGCCGTTGTCGAGGATAATCGGGCGCCCGTTGCCGTTCTCGAGCCCTGAATAAACCTCGTTGAGCTCTTTTTTCATCCTTTGATAACTCTTGTCTGGTATTCCTTCTTTGCTTACGAGGGCGGTAGACGGCCTGCAACCCTGCTTGAAATATGCCCGGTTCCAGAAGTTTCCATAACGGTAGATGTCAAGATTTGCGTCCGCCGGTTGCAGTGGCGAAACTCCGTCGCACAAATTTTTAGGATTGAACGTTGACCAATCAATAAGGTTTGACCTGCCGCTAACTGCGTCAATGGGAATATTTGAAATAGGTATTACAGGCCCAGCGCAATTGCCGGAACTGTGCTTGTTTACTTGATACCACATCGAGCCGCCTTCCATCCGTAAGCTTGCGCTTACAGGCGAGAGCGCCCAAAGTTCCAGCGGTTCAGCG